CCCTATCCCAGCCATCGTCAGCGCCCACCCAACGCATCTGTCCAAGCTCTTTCCACACACGGACAAGGCGGCGGGTTTCAAGCCACGCCAGATCGGCAGTGGTCAATTGATCTGCGATATGTTGTGGAACCGTCAAGGATTCCTTGACAGTTAGCTCCCGCTGCTCAACTTGTAAGGATTCCTTACCAGTTGCCTCCTGCCGCTCCAGCGCGGCGCGGAGGGCGTATTCGGCTGCCCTGACCGGGCAACGTCCGGGAAGCGGACCGTGCGTTGCATGACTCTCCAACACCTTCAGCGCCTGCTGGGCGGCTGTTCTCAAGTCACTCATGCCCCTGCTCCTTCTGCTTCGTCTGCTTCACCAGCGCCGCCAGCTGCCTGTTGTTCATGCCCCAGTTGAAGATGCTCGACCCGCGCAGCCGCAGCTTGCGGTTGGCCCAGTACCTGGCCTTGTTGGCGGCGGTGTCGGGCCGTGGCCTAGGGGCGTCTGGCCGGTCGCCTAGGGCGTAGACGGCGCGGGGGTAGCGGCGCTCGCCCTCCTGGTCGTAGACGTAGGCGCGGATGTGGATGCGCTTCGGCGCCCGGGGCCAGGGCCTGGCCAGGCGCGACACCACGCTTGCGATGGCGTCCTTGTCGCGGCCGAGGTGGGCGCAGATCTCGGCCCGGCTCATCGGCCCCACCTCGGCCAGCAGGGTGAGGATGCGCCGGCTGAGATCGCCCCAAGGCACGCTGCTGCTCATGACTGCAGCGCCTCGAGCTGCTTCAGAGAGTCGTTGATGCGCGCGCGCTTGGCGCGCTTTGCCGGGCCGTCGGGCTTGGCAGGCGCCGCGTCCAGGTCGTCGCTGGGCATGTCGTCGAACGCCGTGCCCGCAGACGCCGGCACGCCGCCAGACACCACCTTGGCGCCCGGGAACTCGGCCTTCAGCTCGGCCGCGTCGGGCAGCACCGCACCGGGGCACTGGTGCAGCTCCTTGCTGCTGAACACCGGGCCGTAGGTGGTGTCGTGCGGCATGTCGTCGGGGCCGTTGACGAAGGTCTTGCCCGACTCGCGGTGCCGGTACGCCACCCAGGTGCTGCCACCGTCGACCGCCTCGGCGTAGGGCACCAGCGCGGGGATCAGCAGGTGGTCCTCGCAGCCCTCGCGCTGCTCCTGCAGCGTCAGGTGCTCGTTGTGGCTGTCGCACCGCCATGCGGCATCATCAACGGGTGAGGCATGGCAGCACGTCCTGCAGTTGGCCTCAGCCGCTACGCCCTGGTGGCAGTGCCGGTAGAACCCGCAGAACTTGCACTCCCAGTGCGCCGGGTCGTCGCTGATGCGCGCCGGTGGCTCGGTGGCGCTGATCAGGCGATCGGCCCGGGCCATGAGCCCGGCGAAGCGCTGAGGGTCGAACTCGACCCACTCGCTGTACACCTCGTCGGTGTTCTTGTTCACGGCCAGGTACAGCCCGCGCGTCAGCTCCATCAGGCCCATGTAGATGGTCATCTGCGCCAGGTGCTGCGGCTTGGCCTTGGCCACGCCCCCGGCCTTGAGCTGGTTGAATGACGACTCGCCGTGCGTCTTGAACTCCAGCACGGCCGCCGTCTTGGGCGCTTCGGGCAGGCCCTGCGCCACGCCGTCCAGCGACCCGCCAAAGTGCCCGCTGTGCGCGGTGACGCGCCACTGGTCGCCCGTGGCCGGGTCGGTGTCCCACACCTGCACGCCGATGCCGCGCAGCTCCTCAAGCAGGCGGGCCTCCTCGCGCTTGCCGGTGTCAAACAGGCGCAGGATGCGGCCCGGGAACTCAGGCCGCAGGGCCCAGCGCCAGGTCAGCCAAATGTGCCGGTCGCAGGTGTGGCCGATGAGGCTGGCGCCCATGTGCGGCCGGTGCTCCTGCGGCTTGCTCTCGTACCACCGCACGATCGCCGTGGCGGTGGTGTGGGGCGACTGAGGCAGCGCGCCCATGCTCAATTCCAGGGCCTGAAAGCGCGGCCCGGGCCTGCAGGCGCAGGCGCTTCAGCCGCCGGCCTGGGCGCGGGCGCCGGGGCAGGCTTGGCCGCAGGCGCAGCCTGGCCGTCCACCGCGTGGTAGCCCCAGATGACGTTGCGCGTGGCGTCCTTCTTGTCGATGGCGATCTCGGCGATGAAGGGCAGGTCGTGCAGCTCCTCGCTGTCGGTCACCTCGTCGACGCCCAGGGCCACGCACAGGCGCGCCAGCTGCTCCTCGGCGATCTTGACGGTCTGCAGGTTGGGGTTGTTGAGGTTCAGACGCTCCCAGTGCCGGCGGCCGGTGTGCTCGCCGCTGAGCACCTGCATCTCGAGCTCAAGGTACGAGCCCGTGCCGGCCTTGGTCTGCTTGGTCGCCGAGCGCACGATCATCATCTCGTAGTTGCCGGCCGGCAGCGGGCCGTACTGCGTCGCGGGGCGGTCCTGCAGCTGCACGCTGCTGGCCTTGAAGTTGAGCGCGGGCATGGGTCAGGCCTCCTGCGGTTCGGGTTGGGGGTCGGCGGCGGTGTCGGCCTGCGGCTTGACGGACTCGAGCTTGATGCCGGCGCCCATCAGCTTGGCCACCAGGGCAGCGCTAGCAGCCTTGGCGGCGAAGCGCTGGTCGGTGACGTGGCGCACGGCCTGCGCCGGGTTGGGGGCCTCGATCAGGCGGGTGGTCGAGGCTTGGGTGTCGGTGACGACGTACAGGGGCACGGGGTTCTCCGGTTCAGGATTGAGATGCGGCCAAGGCCGCGGCGAATGCCTCCCAGGTGAGAGGCATGTTCTTCAGGCCGAAGCGGTTGCCGCCCATGTGGGCGGGGTGCGGCTCGACGTGCAGGATGCGCTTGCCCGTCGTGCGGGCCTTGACCTCCTTGCTGCCGTAGCCCGCGTCGGACTCGCTGGTGACGATGTGGTAGTTGGCCCATCCGATCACGTCGGCCCACTCCTGCACCAGCGCGGCCGCGCGGTCGTGAAGCTTCAGCACGTACTGGTCGTAGCCGTCGTGCAGAGGCGACTCGAAGCGCTTGATCTTGTCGTGCGCGATCAGGATCACGGCCATGTTGCGGCGCTGGCGCAGCTGCTCCAGGCCGTTGAGCAGCGTGCGCCACTCGTCAGCCGCGGCCACGTGGCCTCGGCCATAGCCCGGAGTTTCGATTCCGGCCCACTTGTTCTGCTCGCAGACGTGCGCATGCACCAGCGGCTCCAGCCAGTCCAGCGAGTCGATGAACACGGTGTTGAAGTCGTGCTCGTCCTTCAGCAGCGTGCCGATGGCCTGGTACACGTCCTGCAGGCTCGTGGCCAGCGGGAAGGCGCTGGCGTCCACCGCGTCGGCGCCGTCCTCGGTGAGGATGCCCACCGCGTTGGGGGCGCTGGCCGCGAAGGTGGTCTTGCCAATCTTGCCCGGGCCGGCAATCACGATCTTGGGCGCGCGCAGGCGGCGCGTCTTGGAGATGGATGCAAGGTTGAAGGCCATGGCTTCACTCCCCCCACTTGATCGCCACGCCCGTCTTGGCCGGCTTCGTCTCCACGCACGAGGCGAGCTGGGCCCAGAGCCTGGGGGCGCTGGAGCGGATGGCTTTCAGCTTCGTCTCGTCGGCCTCGACCTTGGTCTTGATGGGCCGGGTGTCCTCGGGCCAGCTGGCCACCAGCGCCTGCAGCTTGGCCATGTCGACCTTGTAGGTCAGCTTGCCCGTCAGCGTGATCTTCACGCCGGTGGGGGTGGCGAACGACTCGCTGCCCTCTTCCTTGGCGGGGTGCAGCTTGAGGATCTTCTCCTCGATGTCGATGCGCTCGGCGCGCGCGTTGTCCTCGCGTTCCTTGGCGGTGGCCCAGGCAATCGCGAGTTGGTCAATGGTGTCCATGGTGGTGTCCTTTCACTTCAGATAGCCCAACTTGCGCAGCGTCTGCCGGGCTCGAGCAAGGCGCTGTTCTTTTTGGCGCACGTCATCGCGCCACCTCTCGTACTCAACCTCAATGGAGGTCCATCGGTGCTCGTTGCCGCAGGTGCGTCGACGACGCGGGCCGCGTGTCTCAACGACCAGGGACCACGCATTGCAGTAAGGGCACCGCACAGCGTCAGCGCAGCGATTGCAGTGCAACGCCGATGACCGCGCCCACCGCGAACAGGCCGACGCTGATCGCCGTGGCAACCAACAATTGGCCCCAGAAACGCCAGCGAACAGGCAGCTCGTCCTCTATCAGCGGCACTTGGCACGCCAGAGGATGAGGGCAGGGATTGCGACCTTGGTTGCAGCTCCCGCTGCACATTGATTGGTGCCCGTTCATCAGAACACCACCGCGATGCCCAGCAACACTGACATGCCGGCAATGCAGCACCAGGCCGCCATGGTGCCCAGTACGCTGCCAGAGCGGCTGCAGCGCTGGATCGCGTAGGCGTGCTCAGGGTCGCGGGGGAAGGCCTCGCGCAGGGTGCGCGGGTAGCGTCGGGAGGTTGGCCAGCTCATCGTTCGGGCTCCGGTTCGCGTTGTAATGCAGCGATTGGAGCACACCGTTGAGGAAATCACAACAACCACGGCAAAAAAAGGACCAGGGCAAACCCTGATGCGGATGCAGCATCAGTACAACGGTCGGACCCAGAGCACCGTCGAGGACCAGACGATCGAGGCGTCGTCAATCGTCTCCATCGACGGCCACAGCACCAGGTTGTGCGTGCTGCGCCGGTAGCCGCGCCGGATGATTCCCAGCAGCTGCCGGCCGTCCTGCAGCGCGCACAGGCACAGCTGGTCGGCATTGTTGGCCGCAGGCATCTGCGCCGGCGTGACGTACAGCAACCAGCCGTCGGTCACCGACGCGTGCGAGCGCATCTGCACGGCGTAGGTGCCCACCGGCACGTCTGCCGGGCCCATCACGTCGTCGTGCGTGCCCGCAGGCATCAGCGTGACCTGGCCGCGCTCGTTGACGTGCGCCGCAATCGGGCAACGCCGCACGTCCTCCTCGACGTCGATGCCGGCGTGGCGCATCACCTCGTTCAGCGGCGTGCCCAGGATCACGCTTAACTGGTGCGCCTCGTGAGGCGTCATCCGTCGTTTGCCGCGCAGCATCAGCGACACGGCGGCGGGGTCGAGTTCCAACATCTTGGCGAGTCCTCTCTGACTGATTTTTCGGTCGGCCATCCGACCGCGGAACCATTGCGTGTTCATGCTGACGCCTCGCTGTCTTCCATGTTGACCCCGGGGATCGTGCCGGAATCTCCACGATGAGGCAATCGCAACTTATGATCGGGTTGAGTGTTGTCACTTTCTCAACGAGGTTCGATCATGGCAATTCCGACGATTCACTCCCTCCAGCCGGCCTACGGGGTCGTGGAGCGCCTGGGCGGCAAGGCCGAGGTGGCCGAGGCGCTGGGCCTGGACAAGTCCACGCTGAGCCGCTGGTGCCAGCCCAAGCCAGCCGGCACGGGCGGGCAGATCCCGCGCAAGCACTGGGATGACCTGCTGAAGATGGCGCGCCAGCGCGGCGTGGCCGTCGACCTGAAGGAGCTGGCGGCCGTCAAGGGTTGAGCATGGTCATCGAGGCACAGACGATGACCAACAGCGACTTCCTGGCCGAGGTGCTCGGCGAGCTGGCTCCAGGCACACACGGGTGGGTATGTACTTTCCGCGCCGACCCCAATAAAGCGCCACCCGACGTGTGGTCGGGCCGGGCCTACAGCGGCAGGCCGCAGCAGGCCGCCGTACTGGATCGTGCGGATGGGGAAAACACCTACTTCAGCACCGCCATCCTGCGCGCCACCGACGACGGCGAGGTCGTGCGCAAGAAGGAAGCCTTCGTCAGGCTGGCCGTCCTGGTGCTGGACGACGTGCAGCTCGACGACGTCAAGGCGATGTCCTACGCCATCCAGACCAGCCCGGGCAAGTTCCAGGTGGGCATCCTGCTCGACCCCGAGGATCAGGACACCTACAACCGGCAGCTGGTCGACCGCACCATGTCGAGCCTGGCCGCGCGCGGGCGCACCAACGACGCCAGCGGCAACGCCTGCGTGCGCTACGTGCGCCTGCCGGTGGGCAGCAACACCAAGCCGCGGCCGGCTGGTGTGTGGCGCGTGCAGCTCGAGCTCTGGCAGCCCAACGTGCGCTGGAGCCTGGCCGACGCCTGCGACGCCGTGGGCATTGACCTGGAGGCGCTGCGCATCACCGCGACCCTGCCCAAGGCCGCAGCCACCGCGCCCGGCCAGGGCAGCAAGGCCGGCGAGATGCTGGCCTCGCTGATGCAGCCCCAGCCCCACGACAGGGCCTACCACGACAGCCTGACGCGCCTGGCCGCCAGCCTGATCGCCGGCGGCATGTTCCCGGGCGCCGCGGTCGAGCTGCTCTACAGCCTGATGGACCAGATCAGGCCCCACGACCACACAGAGCTGCAGCGCTGGCAGTCCAGGCGCGACGAGATCCCGCGCGCCGTGCGCAGCGCTGAGCAGTTCGCCCCACCCGAGCGCCAGCCGCCGCAGATCACCGTCAACCTCAACGCCCCCGCCACACCACCGACCCCAGGCGATCCCCAGCCCATGGACTGGGAGGCCCTGGCCGACCAGGAACCTCAGCCCGCCACCTGGCGCTTGGACGGCTGGCTGCCCGACAAGACCACCACCCTGCTCAGCGCCCACGGCGGCGTCGGCAAGTCCAACGTCAGCCTGCAGCTGGCCGTCGCACTGGCCCACGGCGAGGAGTTCCTGGGCATCCAGACACGACAGAGCCGCGTCCTGGTGCTTAGCGGCGAGGACGCCGCCGACACCGTCCACTTCCGCGTCGCCAACGTCTGCCGCGACATGGGCGTCGACCTGCGCAGCCTGCACAACAGGCTCCACGTCTACGACCTGACCCAGCAGGACTGCGTGCTCTGGCGCGAAGGCGGCGCCACCTCACGCATGCAATGGCTCGTCGACCAGGCCGTCAGAACCCGCGCTGACGTCATCATGGTGGACAACGCGTCAGACGTTTTCATGGCCAACGAGAACGACCGGGCCGAGGTCCGCGGCTTCCTGCGCGCCCTCAACTTGCTGGCCAGCGCCACCGGCGCAGCCATCCTGCTGCTGGCCCACGTCGACAAGGCCAGTGCGCGCGCCGGCGCCGGCCTCGACACCAACACCACCTTCAGCGGCAGCACGGCCTGGAACAACTCAGCGCGCTCGCGCTGGGCCATGGTGCGCGAGGACAACGGCAGCGTCCTGCTGCGCCACGAGAAGTGCAACTTCGGCGCGCTGCAGGAAGAGGTGAAGCTCGAGTTCGACCTTGACGCCAAGGTCTTTCGGCGCTTTGGCCACATCCCAGGCCAGGCCGCCGCACGCGCCCTCGTGGCCAGCCAGCAGCGCCTGGCCCTCCTGCGCCTGCTGGCCGAGGCAGGCAACCGCAACGCGCGCCTGTCCATGGCCCCCAAGGCCAACAACAACGCCTACCTGATGCTGCGCGACGAGCCGGCCTTCCCCCAGGTCGACCGCGCCGGTTTCTTCAGCCTGCTCATGGACCTGCAGCGCGACGGCCTGGTGCATGAGGTCGAGTACTTCAACGAGCACCGCAAGCGCCACCGCGCCGTCGAACTGACCGAGGTCGGGCGCCTGCGGGTGGCTCAAGGGTCGGGCGCGGCGGCGATGTGGAGGGGGCAGGCGCAGGGGCAGGGCGATGCCTGAAAAGGGGTCTGCGCTCGCATGCGCTCGCATTGCGCTCGCATCTGGTCCGCATGCAAGCGCAGCAGGGTGGGGCAGGCATGGCCCCCACCACAAAGTGGGGGGCCTGCCCCCTGCGCAAGGTGCGCTCGCATATTGCCCCCCCCGTAGGGGGGGGTGGATGCGAGTCATGCGAGCGCAAACGGTGCAACGGTCAACAGGAGGTGGTCATGGATGACTTCGAAACGGTGCCCACGGGCACGCAAAGGGAGCTGCAGGCGCTGCGCGCGCAGGTTGCTGAGCTGATGCAGGCGCAGATGCAGGCGCAGCCCGCGGTGGCCTGGCGGTTCAGGCTGCGGCAGGATCTGGCGCCGAATTCGCCTTGGCGCATCACCGACCAGGCCGAGGTCGTCCACGCCATGGCCGCACGCGGGCACTGGGAGATCCGGGCGTTGGTGGAAGTGCTGGAGGGCGCGCGATGAGCCCGGCCGAAGTCGTGGACATGATCGTCGTGGCCGTGCTGGTCGCGGTCGGGGTGTTACTGTTCTGGCCAGAGAGGTGAGAGAATCGCATCATGGAGGTTTCAGCGCAAGATGCGGTTGCGGCGTCGGTCGGGGCGGCAATCGCGAAGGCCGCGAAAAATGGGGCCAGAAAGCCGGTCGTCAGCCCGCTGAACGGCGCGGTGCTGCCGGCCGGGGGGCGCCCCAAGGGCGTCGGCAACAAGGTGACGCGCACGATCCGCGAGGCGGTCGAACTGGCCAGCCAGCCTGGCAAGTGCCACCCGCAAGGCCTGGCCGGCTGGCTCGTGGAGCGAGCGCAGGGCAGCCTGGGCGACCGGCAGATCTTCGCGGCCATGGTGAACAAGGCCATGCCGCTGCAAGTGCAGGCCAGCGTCGACGGCGGCATCAGGCTCGAGCTGGGCTGGCTTGGCGGGCGCCAAATCGGCACAGACGCGGCACAAATTCGGCAAGCAGCGCCGCAAGTGCTTGATCTGAAACCAGAAACAGACGGCACATACCGGATTGTCGATCCGCAAGCAGCTGATCCGGCGACGGCCGAAAGCCCGACGCGATCAGAGCCCGCAGGAGGCTCTGAAACGCCGGCAGGCTAGGGTGGTGCCACCAGCCTGCAGATCGCGCCTCCTGCGGCTTGCTGTGGGCCTTGGCGGGGCATCGGCGGGGCGGGTGTGCGGTGCGGTCAGCAGCCGGCGCGTTGCCCGGGCCTTCTGCCTGACCCCCACCCCCCCGTCGAGGCGGGGGCGGGGGGTGGCATCGAAGCAGGGGCCCCCCCACCTTTTTCCGTACCCCCCAAGATCATGTTGAGGGTTTCTCAATGCAACACGACATCACCCAGACGCTTCAGGAGCGCGGCAGCCGTTACGGCAAGTTCAAGGACCATGCCGCGATCACGCAGGTTCTCAAGCAGGCGATCTACCGTCACCTCGATCAGGTCAGCAAGGTCGAGTTGGCTTACGACCAGCAGGAGGCTCTGGAGATGATTTGCCACAAGATTGGCCGCATCGTCAACGGCGACCCGGATTACGCGGACAGCTGGGTTGACATTGCCGGCTACGCAAAGTTGGTCGCTGACCGGCTGGCTGGGGTGGAGCGTTGAAACTCCAGGAATACCAACCCCGCAGCGTGTTCTTGCCCTTGCACAACCGGGCCAAGCGCTGGACGGTGGTGGTGGCGCATCGCCGGTGCGGCAAGACGGTGGCGATGTGTGCGGACCTGGTGATCGGGGCGCTCGAGACGGCGCTGCCCAAGCCGCAGTTTGCCTACCTTGCCCCCCAAAGAGATCAGGCCAAGCGGGTGGCGTGGGCGTACCTGAAGGACTTGACGAAGGACTTCTGGACGAAGCAGCCCAACGAGAGCGAGCTGAAGATCACGATCGCCAACGGGCACAAGGGCGAGAGCACGATCTACGTGGCGGGCGCGGACAACTACGACGCGCTGCGCGGGATGTACTTCGATGGGGTGGTGCTGGACGAGGTGGGGCAGATCCGGCCGAGCGCCTGGTACACGGTCCTGCGCCCAGCCTTGTCAGACCGGCGCGGCTGGGCCATCTTTGCCGGCACGCCCGCGGGCAAGAACATGTTCTGGAACCTGCGGGAGGAGGCGCGGCTGAACCCGGGCACGCACCTGCTGCTCGAACTGCCTGCGAGCAAGACCAACATCATCCACCCGGACGAGCTGCGCGACGCGAAGGCGCAGATGACGCCCGAGGCGTTTGAGGTCGAGTACGAGTGCAGCTTTGACGCGGCGGTGCCTGGGGCGTACTACGCGCGGCTGGTGACGGACGCGTATGAGGCGGGCCGCGTGGGTGAGCACGTGGTGGATGGCGAGCAGGTGGTGGACCTGGTGGCTGACCTGGGGTTCACCGATTCCTGCAGCTGGTGGGGCTGGCAGACGACGCGAGATGGCTACCGGGTGGTGGACTTCTACGAGGGCGACAACCTGCCGATCCAGCACTACATCGACTGGATCAAGGCGCGGCCGTACCGGGTGGGCAAGGTGTACCTGCCGCACGATGCGCGGGCGAAGTCGCTGCAGACGGGCAAGTCGATCATCGAGCAGTTCCTGTCCAACGGCATCCGGCCTGAGCTGGTGCCTGAGATGTCGCTGCAGGACGGGATCGAGGCGGCGCGGCTGGTGCTGCCGCAGTGCTGGTTTGACGAGGGGAGCACCTACGACGGCCTGGAGCACCTGCGTGGGTACATGCGGGAGTGGGACGAGCGCACGCAGACCTACCGCAACAAGCCCAAGCATGACCAGCACAGCCACGCGGCCGACGCGTTCAGGTATCTGGCCTTGGCTGCGCGCCCGGTGGTGCGACAATCGCAAGGCGGTGCGAGCGCGGCAACGACGGTGCCGGCGCGAGGGGCCAACTATGCGTTCGCCCTGAACGACATCTGGGACTGCGGCCCGCGCCAGAGCCAGAGGGTAGGCTGATGGTGGACAACTCGGAGAAGATCACCAGCGTGGGTGACTTCGCTGCCACGCCTGGTGGCATGCAGCAGCGCTGGGGCACGGAGATCGAGGCGGCGGGCAAGGAGCTGAGGAAGTTCCACGAGGACTCGCGCCGGATCGTGCATCGCTACCTGGACAAGCGCGACGCGGTCGGCAAGGACGAGAGCCGGGTCAACCTGTTCTGGAGCACGATGAAGGTGCTCCTGAGCATGCTGTACGCCCGGCCGCCCAAGGCTGACGTGGCGCGCACGTTCCAGGACTACGACGATGACGTGGCGCGGGTGGCGTCGACGATCATGCAGCGCATTCTGAACCGCGGGTTCGACGAGAACAGCTCGTCGTGGGACGCGGCGGTGCGGCAGGGCATCGAGGACTGGCTGGTGGTGGGGCTGGGGCAGATCTGGCTGCGCTACGAGGTCAAGACCGAGGAGTTCGAAGAGCCGGCGGTGCTGGACCCGGTGACGGGTGCCGAGCTGGCGCCGCCGCAGGTGCTCGAGCGCATCGTCGAGGAGGACGCCCCGGTCGACTACATCTACTGGGAAGACTTCTTCTGGTCGCCGGCGCGCACCTGGCCCGAGGTGCGGTGGGTGGCGCGGCGCGTCTACATGACGAAGGACCAGCTGGTGGAGCGGTTTGGCGAGCAGATTGCTGCGATCGTGCCGCTGGGCGGGGGTCGGATGACGAAGGTCGACAACGACCAGAAGCCGCAGAACGACCCCTGGACGAAGGCCGAGGTGTACGAGATCTGGTGCAAGGAGAACCGCAAGGTCTACTGGTACTGCAAGGGTGCGCCGACGATCCTGGACGTCAAGGACGACCCGCTGGGGCTGGAGCACTTCTTCCCGTGCCCGCGGCCGCTGGCGGCCAACGTCACGAGCTCCAACTTCATGCCGCGCGCTGACTACGTGTTCGCGCAGGACCAGTTCACCGAGCTCGACGAGATCAACACCCGGATCACCTGGCTGACGCGCGCGGCCAAGGTGGTGGGGGTGTACGACAAGAGCGCCGAGGGCATCCAGAGGATGTTCAGCCAGGCCAGCGAGAACCAGCTGATCCCGGTGGACAACTGGGCGCTGTTCGCCGAGCGGGGCGGGATCAAGGGCCAGGTGGACTGGGTGCCGATCGACATGGTGGTCAACGCCATCGAGAGGCTGCGCCAGTACCGCCAGGACAAGGTGATGCAGATCTACGAGGTGCTGGGCGTCTCGGACGTGATGCGCGGCAGCTCGAGGGCCAGCGAGACGGCCACGGCGCAGCAGATCAAGGCGCAGTTCGGCAGCACGCGGGTGCAGCTGGCGCAGTTCTACATCGCCGAGTGGATCAGCCAGGCCTTGCGCATCAAGGCCGAGATCATCTGCCGGCACTGGCAGCCCGAGACGATCATCAGGCGCAGCAACATCGAGCGCACGCCCGACGCGGCGCTGGCCGGCCAGGCCATCGAGCTGCTGAAGACCGAGGAGATGCGCGAGTACCGCATCAACATCGAGGCCGACAGCATGGCCGCGATGGACTGGGCGGCCGAGCGCGACGCGGCGGTGCAATTCATGCAGGGCCTGGGGGCGTTCATCAGCCAGGTGGCGCCGATGGCGCAGAGCGTGCCGCAGGCCGCGCCGGTGCTGCTGAGCCTGCTGCAGTGGAGCGTGAGCAAGTTCCGCGTCTCCACGCAGATCGAGAGCGTGCTGGACCAGGCCATCACGGGCCTGAAGCAGCAGCCCCCGCAGCCGCCGGGCCCGAGCCCGCTGCAGCAGGCTGAGGTGGCCGAGAAGATGGCCGGGGCTCAGGAGCGCGGCGCCAAGGCTCGCAAGGTGGCCACCGAGGCCGCGGCGATGCAGATGCAACTGGGGATGATGCAGCCCAATCCGGCGCTGCCGCCTGCCGGCCCCCCGATGCCCCCGGTGCAGGGGCCCATGCCGATTCAGTGAGGGTGAGCGATGACGCAGACGCTACAGGGGGCCCTGCAGCAGGCCATCCGCAACGCGACGGGCAAGACGACGCAGGACTTCAACGGTGACCTGCACGACCTGTGCGGGCTGTACGGCATCCCGCAGGCGCCCATCAGCGGCCGGATCATCCCTCTGGCGCAGATCTTCGACTCGACCATCAGCTCGTCGTCGGCCGCGCTGAACTACCTGCTGCAGAACTCCCAGACGGTGGTCGGGCCCATCGCCCTCTTTTCGAACGGCGAACAAGGTGCATGGTACGACCCCAGCGACTACAGCACGCTGTTCCAAGACTCCGCAGGCACCACGCCCGTCACTGCCGTGGAGCAGTTCGTGGGGCTGATGCTGGATAAGTCGAAGGGGTTGGTGCCGTTTTGGTCTGGTTATTTTGATGGCACAGGAGATTTTTTGACAGCTCCAAGCAATAGCGCGTTTGCGCTAGGCACGGGTGCTTTTACCATTGAATGCTGGGCTTATTTGTCGGCTGTTAATGACCGAACAATATTTGGATACGCAAGTTCAAATAGCGGAGGAATTGCGGTATTTGCAGATTCTGCACCGCAAAGAAGGGTTTATCTTAATAATTTGGCTGTAATGACTGTTAGTGGAAATTTCCCAGCTAACACATGGGTTCATATTGCCGTAACAGGTGACGGGGCAAATAACATTTTTCTTTGGCAAAACGGCGTTCAAATTGGCACAGTAAATACTGCATATAACATTACGTCAACAAATTTCCAAATTGGACGTTCTTTATTTAATGATTTTTCTGGTTACATTTCCAACTTGCGCGTAGTTAAGGGCGCTGCTATTTATACCGGCAATTTCACGCCGCCAGCCGTGCCGTTAGCAGCCATTAGTGGCACCAGTTTGTTGACCTGCCAGAGCAGCACGTTCATTGACAACAGCCCCAACAACTTCACTATTACCGTCAACGGCAACACGGTAACGTCGCAACGCATCCCGTTCGGCAACCACGCCACCCAAACCACCTCCGCAAAACGCCCGAAGCTGGCGGCGAGGTACAACCTGCTGACTTATTCGGAGCAGTTTGATAATGGGGTGTGGACAAAGAGCAATGCCGCGGTAACGGCAAACAGTGTTGCTGCACCTGACGGCACGACAACCGCCGACAAACTAATTGAAAATAATGGTGTAAATAGAGGCGTTATTTATCAGCTAGCACCACAAACTGGGCAAGTTTTTTCAGTTTTTGCGAAAGCGGCTGAATGGAATCGGGTTGCAATTGGGTTTACAAATGGCGCCGGGCTGTGGGGAATGCAAGTATTCAACTTGTCCACTGGCGCATTAGACGGCACCGCTTCGTATGGAGGCACAACATTTACAAATCCAACTATTACGCCGGTGGGCAGTGGTTGGTACAGGTGTGCGGTTACTGCTAACTCGGTTACTAGCACGCTGTGCGCCATTATGCCGTTTAATCAATCTGGAGATCCGGTAAACCCGTCTCCAGCGTTAGTTGGCGACGGCACCTCCGGCATCTACATCTGGGGCGCAGACCTCCGCCCCGCCAGCCAAGCCACGGGCCTGATCGGCCCCACCTACCAGCGCGTGGTGGACGCGGCGACT